CGCAACTGCAATCGCTCAAATTCGACAGAATGCCGCGAAGACCGACAAATCTGTCGTTACCCAACCTCTGGTGGAAGCGATTCCATCTCAGGAGGTAATGCCGGAACAGAAGAAACTGAAATAGTTTCTTAGGTCTTTTCTTGGTAAAACCGTTATTTCATCGGGAGTTATCCTGTGAGTAAAAGTAACGTTCAAGGTCGTAATGAGGAGCGCCTTACGGCGCTCTTCAACACGATGTTAGAAGAGCTTCTTGATAAGGGACCCTTAGCATTCGGGGCCTCTCGTCAGGTACAACGTGCTCGTAAAAGGGCACGCTTCCTTAGAGAAGATCTTCGGGGTAAGGCTATCGCCGATTTCTTGGCGGTGAACGAGAGGGTTGGGATTCTCCAAAAGGAGTCCCCACCTTCCCTTACGTCCGATCCTAGGATCATCGCGAACGCTCGGTATTTCATTACTAATGTATTAGAGCGTTTTACGACTTCCTGGGACGAGCTGGCCATTCAGCAGCCGCTCGAGATGTCATACCTGTGGTCTAATTGGAGGTTTGGTCCTGGTGCCAGTAATGGCATTAAAGGTACCCATACCGCTGATAAGATTTGGCAGGATATGACTTGTACCGCTCTGTGCGAGCCTTTGGTGTTAAAACTGCGTAGGATGAACCCTTACTTCGTGGCCAGAGATGGCCAACAAGGAGTTTCGGGTACTAAGCAGGTTGAAGGCTCAAAACTAACAACTGTACCGAAAAACGAGGACACTGAACGTACAATTGCCATTGAACCCTCAGGGAACATGTGTCTACAGCTTGCTGCAGGCATGTATCTTGAAGGGGCTCTTCGGCATATCGGATTGGACATTCGCAACCAACAGCCTAAGAACGTGGCTATGGCCAAACGCGGGTCAAGTGATGGGAGTGTTGCTACCCTTGATCTTAAATCCGCCAGCGATATGATCAGTATCGATCTTGTACGTGCCCTTATGCCAGGTTCGTGGTTTGATCTGTTAATGAAGCTCAGATCACCTACGATTACAGTCCCCTGTGATGGTAAAACAGGGGGTGCTGGCATACAAGTAGAGCTAAATATGATCAGCACTATGGGAAACGGTTTTACATTCCCATTAATGACATTGCTGATCGTAGCTCTTATTTACGGATTCCGCTGTACGCGTGGTGGCCCTAATCTATTCGTAGATTGGACTAACACTTGCGTGTTTGGGGATGATATTATAATTCCCACGCACGAGTATAGCGGGTTCGTAGAGGTCTTGACAAAGGCGGGACTTATCGTTAATTTAGATAAATCCTACAGTGAAGGACCTTTTCGCGAGTCTTGCGGTGGTGACT